ACCTGATACTCCATCTCCAAATAAGACTGTAACGATATCGTCTTCATCTGTAGAGACGGTAAAGACCTGGTCTGTTGGACCAAAGTCAAGTAGATGTTGTACCTGTGTCCACTTAGTGTAGATGTCTCCATCTTGTACATAGATCTGTACGGAATCATCAACAGCAGGTGTCTCACCTAATTCAAATCTCATTGCTGGAAGACCTGTTGATGTTCCAATAAGTTCACCATTAGTGGTTGCATTGTCTGATACCAGAATAACTGAGCGTCCTTCTCCAGCAGTTACGGTCTCTGTTCCAGGAGTTGCTCCTACCGCTGCGGGTACCACTGCTGGTGCACCAGTTGTAAAGTAAGCAGTTTGAACCGTATCGCCAATAACTACTTCTCCAGTAACGACTGTTCCTTCAGGAATTGTTACAGAAGAGGCAGATGTATTACTGAACTCTAGAGTTACATATGCTTGACGATAACCTGCAGGTGTGTATCCATAGGTCTGTGCAATGTTAAGAACGCTATTGCGTTGGGTTGCTGTTGTTAGGAATGCCTCGTTAGCATTTCGATCAATGTAGTAAGAGAGCATGTCACCCATGTAAGCAAACGCCTCAACAAGTGCAACACCAAAGTCTGCTGGGTCAGCCGCTGTCCAGTCAGGTACACGGTCTTGAATACGTGCTATGAGTTCTGATCGAATGGCAAAGTAGTCTTTGCTTGTGTAGTCAATCGATACTGGGATGGTGGATGGTGGGGTTATGGTCACAGGTTCTCCTCAATTGCTATAGCGGTTCCTTCAATTCTAATTAATCCTATTGAGGTAGTAGTAACCTCATCATTTGGTAAAGCGTATGTTATATCTACCTGCATAATGCCTGTGTAGTCATCAAACACACTGCTGACAGAGTCCAGAGTCAACTTCTGTAATTGATCGTTAAATGCTTGGTTGACTTCAAACTCAATTTGAGTCTGAGCATCTTCTTGGTTTTCAAATACAGATAGGGGAATATCAGTTCCAAATTTTGGACGCATTACCCGTTCTCGCAGTGCCGTTCCTATAACGGAACGTACCTTGTCAGCCCAAATTTTTGGTTGTTCTGTTGTGCTACCTACACGTCCATAGGGATCTATGGAAAAAGGTAAAGAGATTGCAACTTCAGCCATTACCTACCTACCCATCGTCTTGGAGTTATTGTGTAGCCGCTTTGAGTTTCTTTGACCATAGTGGCTGGTGCACTTATTCTAGTAGATGTTGGCTTACTAGATACCCCTGTTGTGAGTTCGTGAGCAATATTTCTAACAGGAACTGTAGAGGCATTTAGAGGACGGAATGCACTGGCTTTATTGCGGCCTGTGCCGTCCGTCATACAAGTGAACTCAACAGAGTAACGACCGTCCCAAGTTACGAAATGGTCTACCTTCTTTATGACCCAGTAGCCATCAGTAACGTTTCCCGTTCCATTTATTTCAACGGTTCGATAAGGAGCAATGTTAGGATTTCCTTGACCAGTTCCCTCTGCTAAAATTGAAAATCCTGAAAGATTAGCATTGGCTTCTGCAATCATCTTTGCAATTGCAGGACTAGCAGATACAGAAGAAGAAAGAACTTCTTTGAACAAAGACTCTTTAGTTGAGGACCGTAGTTTTTTTCCTACTTCGTTAGGGGAAGAGGTGGTCGTGTATGGTTTGGCTGTAAGAGGGTCAATTCCATGAATGACTTTATCTTTTCTACTATACGATCCACCAGCACTCAGGTCACCTACTTTAGGTTGAAAGGTGTCTAGTGTGTGAGAGACAGGACCGCTGTACTCACGTGTCTCTGCTTCTTCAAAAGATAAGATTGGAACTACTGTCATAAATTGATTTATCATATTGTCAATAGGATGAAAGTAAAGATCAGTTCCTGACACTTGGGCTACGTACCCAATCTTTCTAGCAAGTTCTTGAATTTTTTCCCAGTAAGAGTGAGAAGTCATAGTAATTTGACTTAAACGAAGTGGGTGTGGAGTAATGTTTGGTTTTAACTTAAACTTCTTAGCAATCTCTTCTACCACTTCAGTAACAGTCTTGTTAGTCCAGATCTTTGCTTCACCTTGTTTTAGTCCTAGAGAAGCACCTATTGCTCTAACAACTACTCGACGATTCATTCCTTGGGCTGTTCGAGGTGAGGAGTCATAAACGTACCCAAAGAACTGACCCGATACAGAGTCGTTTCTCCACTTTAATTCAAGTGGGACTCCTGTCTTTAATACCTTTGTGTAAAAAGAGTCAGAGTAAGGATATGTTATTTCAAGGATGTCTTGTTTACCAGCCTCTTGATACAGCCTAAAGTTTTGAGGAACTGTAGTAAACCCAGGAAAATCTGGATAAGAGATTGTGAACCCAGAACCTTGACGACTCTGATAGGTACTACTCATTAGGAATCCTTAATTGAGTACCAGGAGCGATAGAGAAGGGATCAAGAATCTCAGGATTGATGTCAAGGATTCTCCACCACAGATTTGGTGCACCTAAGTATCGCAACGCCAAATTGTCTAATCGATCAGTTTCAACCCAGTTGTATAGAAAGAATGAAGCAGTATAACTAGGGAACTCACGGTTAACAGTTAACTCATAGGTACTGGACCTAGCATCAAAAGCCTTATAAACTTTTCCATCTACATATCTGCTATCAAGAAATATCATCAGTACCCCTTTCCAATACCTGGTGGAGCACTAGAAGACCCAGAAGAAGACCCACTACCTGATGTTTTATCTTGAATACTGTAGTCAATAAAGCGATGACAGGTAAAGTTAACTGTTGAAAGAATAGGGACCATCCTGTTGTTAAAAATTGTGTGGTTTATACCAAGATCTGAAATACGTACTCGATAACGTAAGTTTGCCCCTAGATGCAATTCTAGAACTGACAGACGCATGTAACCACGATCAGCCGTTGTTCCGTTTAACTCTGATTTAAATGTAGCGTGAGGACCATTAATAGTTTTAAACAAATATTCAATATCGTACATTGTTCCTTTTTTGTAAATACTTCGTTGCTCATCTATAGAGAGGGTCTCTCCATAAGGAGAATTAGCAATAGCGTTTACAGAATAAATTCTATTTCTTTGAGCAGGATCTAACCCAGAAGGTGGAGTACCAATCTTTTTTTGTTGATCGCTTACATATCCCAGTTTGTCTAAGTAGTTCATGTCCTCAATTCTATTTAAAATAATTGAGAATTGAATTTGAGAAGAGAATAATCCTGCAGAAATTGGGATTGCTTCATCTTTACCACTTGCTTGGTACTCAGGGTTAACAGCGCCTTGAATACCCCAACCCATAGTTACAGAGGTAGGGTTATAAAGGAATCTAAATCCGTATAATTGATTATCAATTTCTTTAGAGTTACTTCTATTAAGCCCATCTAATTGTGCTACAACAAACTTTTTATCCATCTGAAAAGTTCCACGTCCAGGGGTAACTCCAGTCCATGCCTGTCTAGCGTCTGTGTAGTTACCTTGATTAATAGAGACGTTATCTAACGAAGATGCTTGTGGTCCTAGTGGATTGTGTAAAGCGTTTTTTAACAAAGGAGCATTATACTTGTAAGGTCCTGTAGGGGTTACATTACCGCCAGTTACAACTGTTACAGGTCCACTAGGAGGTTTTACTCCTGCACCTGTACCAGAAGATGGAAAGAATAGTTTTGGTGCTGGTTTAATCTTGTTAATTTCTGAACTTAGGTTTTGATAACGAGCCCACGCATCATCTCGTCTAGTTTTTAAAATATTTAAATTCTTTTTAGCATTAATAAGATTAGTTCCACTTAACGTTCCACCTGCAATAAGTTTTTCTAAAGTAGTGATAGCAACTACGTGAGATTTGTACTCCTTGTACACTTGATCTCTACGAGCCTTATAAGAACCTAATTCTTTTTTCTTTTCAGCAGTTAGAAATAATCCAAGGCGAGTATTTCTTGCATCTTGTTTGTTTCTTATAGATGCAATTGTGCTCTCAATTTTTGAGTAGTCTGCTTGGTTAGTCACTAGGAGTTTCCAATCATCGAGTTTTCGTTGTTATGGTTTAAGAACTTCTGTACTTGCTTAGCAAACCTCATGGCTGTCATATCGTTTGCTTCATCAAACTTAACAGTTATGTTAACTGTCTTATCTCCCGATACAACAGTGCCTTGAGGTATAGAGGCTCCAAAACCAGATGTTGCTCCTCCACGAATCTTAGTTCCCCAACTACTGTCGTTAATGAGATTAAAGACTGTTTGAGGATCAGCGTTATTTTTAAGGGCGTTAACAATTGCGTCGTATCCACGTTCTGCAGATTTGTTTCCAAGAATTGTTCTTACTGTAGCGTCAAGACCCTCTTCCATAGATGTATATCTTCTGACGTTATGGCTGTTCATTACCTCAGAGCCGCCCATATCCAAGGTTGTATTAAGAGGGTTGTAATGAGCAGAGTTTTTCCAGTGACCGCCTTCGAATCGCATCCATGTGTTAACAGACTTAAGGTTTGTGTCTGTAACTGGTGCTCCAATTCTAGTTAAGAATTGTGTTGCCCACTCTTGTTGATCACCCGTTCCAAGAATTGCTCGTGTTCCTGCAGTGTTAGATGCAGAAGAAGAGGTTGCAGAAGTAGACATAGATCCAGAACTTGCTGTACCAACAGGAGATGATGCTCCAAAGTAAGTTAATACATCTGGATTAACTGGGTTGTTCTTTCCTTGACGTACCTCATAATGGAGGTGAGGACCAGTTGTGTTACCTGTGTTTCCTGACTTTCCAATCTTTTGTCCCTTTGATACCATGTCACCAAGGTTTACACTTCTCTCGCTCAAGTGCCCATACACTGTCTGATATCCATTAGGGTGATCGATAACCACAGCGGTTCCGTAATCTGGTCCTGGGTTGATACTGGAGACATAACCATCAAGAGTTGCTGATACAGGTGATCCAATTTTCATTGGGAAATCTTGACCTGTGTGTACGTTATTTGTTGATGCCCAAATGCCTGAGTTATCTTTAGCACCAAAACCATTTGCTGCTGCTCCGCCTCGTGGTCCGATACCAGTATTAAACCCAGCACCAAATCCAGAAGTTGCTCCACCAAGAATTGGTAATTTAAAAATTGCGTCTGCTAAATCTTTTATTCCACTTATAAGCATACTAATGCCTGTAGACAAAGCCGCTCCTACATTGGTTCCACCAATACCACCAATTAATCCCTTTAGATATCCCAGTGGTTCAATAACTTTTTCTAGTTGCCTATTGAATGCTTCTACAGTATCTGCAGCATTTTCAAAGCCCTTGATCATTGACTCTTCTGCTGTCATCATTAGTCGTGTTTCAGAGGCGCTTAAGCGACCTGCAGCAGTGAGGGCTGTATTTGCGTTCCCTCCTCCTTGTGCATTTCCACGAACTGCAAGATCTGGGTTTCTTCCTGCTGTAATATCGATCATGGCTTGGTACAAGATTTCTTGTTGTCCTGCATCAAATCCCATAGTGGACATGTTGGCACCAAGATTTCCACGCAGACGTGATTCTTGTAGTGCTTCAACACTGCTGAACCCACGACCACCAGTCATAGCACTCATCAATTGTTTTGCAATTTGTCCTGGTGTTTTTTCTTTTCCAGTAGCAGCATCATAGGTACTAATACCGTACTGGTATAAGTTTGCTCCCATAGGACCTGATTGAAGTCCTGCAATAGAACTAGCCGCTGCTGCGTTATCCATCCCAAGGTACTTAAACGCTCCACCAACTTGAGCGGCAGTCTGTAAGTAATTAGCACTTCCTGGCATGTAGCCACGACCTGCCAGCAGTGCTGCTACTGCAGCATCTGATCCACGACTAGATAGCCCGTTATCCATAGCGCCAAAGGTTGCACGCTCTAATTGATTACGGTTAATTCCTGGAGACTTTAATCCTGCTTGGTAAAACCCAACTGATCGCTGCATCGTAAGAGCAAGGTCTGGCGTTCCTGCGTAAGCAGCAGCAGGGAGTGCTAACCCTATTTTAGCCATTCCTATAATGCCTTTAGTTAGACGACTATCACCGCTTCCAGGGTCAAATGGGAATCCACCACCACCTTGTCCTCCTCCTTGTCCAAATTGAGAGAACTGTCCAAGGCTGTTATTGACTTGGTTAGTGCCTGGACCTGAGTAGGTCTGCGGTGCAAAGGTAGCGCCGTCAGCGCCTGTACCTGGCCGTGTGATTGCGGTTCCTAGGTGGGCACTACCGCCGTTGTTTTTTAGAACACCAGTAGCACCCTCCATAGCGGATGTTGAAACATTAGAAACTTTTTCAAGAGACTCATAGAGAGCGTTAACTTTCCTAGTCAGTTCGTCA